CTGTCTCAATCCTTGTCAATAACACAACAGACATCAATGGCGCAGTAGGCGATATTGGCACACAGTCAATTACATTTACATGTAACTCAACAATCGCAGTAGCCACTACAGGCACATTCTAAACAACTAAAAAAAGGGGCAAACCATGGCAAGACTGAAGATAGTTCGTACAGATGGAAGCGTACTAGAAGGCGAGATCACTCCAGCAGTGGAGTATGCGTTTGAGCAGTACGCTAAAAAGGGCTTCCATAAGGCGTTCCGCGATGAAGAAAAGCAAAGCGATGTCTACTGGTTGGCATGGGAAGTAACACGCAGGTCAGGTGAAACTGTTAAGACTTTCGGGATGGACTTCATCGAGACACTTAAAAGTGTTGAGGTGCTTGACTCCGACCCTTTAGCTTAAAGCGCGATCTTCCGTTCACCTATCTAATCGCTAGGCTAAGCATTAGATTGGGAATCGCGCCACAGCAACTGTTAGAACTAGACAAGACCATGCTAGATGCACTTATGCAAGGTCTCAAAGATGAAGCAAAGGAGGTAGACGATGCCAGCAAGCGTAAAGGGCGGCGTTGAACTCCGCAAAGCGTTGCGTAAGTTTGCTCCTGATCTAGGAAAAGAAACCCAGAAAGAGATCGCTGGAGCTCTAAAGCCAATCACTAAGACTGCTAAAGGTTATCTCCCAGATGACGGATCAGTCCTAAGCGGATGGCTGCCTAGAGATAACTCGCAATCTCGCTTCCCTGCTTACTCTGCTCGACAGGTTAAGGCTGGAATCGGTTACAAGACTTCACCATCAAAGCCTAACCGTAGAGGCTTTAGATCACTCGCTCGTGTCTTTAACAAGACCGCAGCTGGAGCAATCTATGAAACTATGGGGCGCAAGACTCCTAGCAGCCGCTTTGTGCAGAATCAGAATGGCAAGTTTGGAGCACAGATGAAGGGCGATGGCAAGATGGAAGGCCGCGCTCTGTATCGTGCTTATGAAGAAAACCAAGGCAAGGCTAGAGAATCAGTCCTTAATGCAATTAAGACAGCAGCCGACAAACTTAATGCAACAGCAAAGGCAAGAGGTTAATCATGGCCAATATAGTCATTGACATTGCAGCCGAGTTCACTGGCAAAAATGCCTTTAAGCAAGCCGAGACTTCTACAGATAAATTAACTAAAGGCATTAAGAACATGGCCAAGACTCTTGGCGTTGCTTTTAGCGTTCAGCAAGTCCTAGCCTTTGGCAAAGCCTCAGTGCAAGCGGCAGCAGCTGATGAGAAGGCACAGAAGCAGTTAGCACTGGCTCTTAAGAATGTTGGTCTTGGCCGCGATGCCGCTGCCTCAGAAGCCTTCATCCAGAAGTTACAAAGCGAGTTTGGTGTAGTCGATGACAAGCTGCGCCCTGCCTATCAAGCACTGGCAGTAGCAACAGGAGATACTGCACAGTCTCAGAAGTTATTACAGATCGCTTTAGATATCTCCGCATCAACTGGCAAAGACTTACAAAGCGTTACAGGTGCAATCACCAAGGCATACCTAGGGAATAACACAGCCCTTGGCAAGTTAGGCGTAGGCATCTCCAAGGCTGATCTAAAGGCTAAGTCCTTTGATGAGGTAATGAATCAACTCTCTACAACCTTTGCTGGGGCTGCTACACAGTCTGCTAATACCTTTCAAGGTTCAATGGACAAGTTATCGGTTGCATCTAACAATGTTCAAGAAATTATTGGTAAGGGAATTATCGATGCGCTTAAAGGTTTGAGCGAAGATACTACAGTCGATGATCTTGCTAAGGGCATGGAGGACTTTGCACTCTTTACTGCCGATGCTATTAGAGGCGTAGGAGTATTACTAGAAGCACTAAAGAGCATCCCTGCTGCGGTTAATCTTCCGGGGCTTAGGTTTGCTATGCAAGCAACTGGTTTAGGTATCTTAAGTAAGATCGGTGCTGCTGAAAGAAAGAAGCAAGAAGCAGCAGCTGCTCGCGCTATGAATGGGCTTGCTCATTTAGCCGAGTTAGAGTCTAAGTATGCAAACATAACTCTTAAAACTACCAAGAAGATAACAGCAGAAGAATTAAAGCAACTCAAAGCCAAGCAGTTAAAGGCAGCCATCGACAAGGCTAACCTAGCTCTTGGTAAGGGATCTAATGTCTTTGACATTGAGAAGATCCAACTGGCAGCAGCTGAGAAGAGTGCCGCTGAGCAACTGGGCAAGGTAACCAGCCAAGCACAACTGCTCCAGATTACTAATGACCTTGCTCGCCTAGAAGTTAAGCAATCAATCCTCGCCCTAGAAGATGCCATTGCTTCTAAGGATGTCGCAGCCATTACCAATGCGACTAACAAACTTAATGCAGACCTTGGAATCCTTGGTGCTCTTACTAATCAAAAGATTAAACTTACTGACATTAAGTCCATCCTTGATTCAATCGTTCCCAAGGATTTAATCAACCTAGCCAACCTAGATGCTGCTATTGCTAAGTTAAAGATGATTGGTGGTGGCACAGCCACTAGTACCTCAGCAGTAGCAAGCACAACTACTGGCACTCCTTCACTTCTAGATGCCCTTGCTGCTGGCAGCTTTGTTCCTGTAGTCGGTGGCGGAGGCTATTCCACAAGTGCAGGCAACTATGCTTCTAGCGGCTTTCCGGGTGCATCTAAGAATGGTGGCGTAACAGTCGTAGTAAATGCTGGCACTATTGCTAATCCAGAAGAATTAACGCTGCTAATCCAGAACTCAATTATTAGCCTCAATAAGCGCGGTGACTTACTTACTACTGCTGGAGCATTATGACCAGACCAGTCATCAACGTAATTATTGATTTCTCTACTGGAGCAAGTTTTGGCTATCCGTTCATCTTAGGCACATCTGAATTAGATGGAGCAGATGTCATATCTGATTCAGCAGCTAGTCTTATTGTTGATGTCTCTAATCTCTTAGACAGTGTTCAGACTAACCGAGGTCGCAATATCTCCTCTGAGCAATTCCAGACAGGTACAGCTTCTATTCGCATCTTGGATCAGAATGGTGACTTTAACCCACAGAATCCAGCCTCACCCTATTACACATACCTAAACCCGATGCGTAAGATAACTATTACTGCAACGTACTCGGGAGTAACTTATCCCATGTTTGCAGGGTACATAACAGGCTATAACACTTCTACGCCTAAGTTTGATGGCGATATTGTTTATACAACAGTTACAGCTGTGGATGGCTTCCGTCTATTCCAGAACGCTCAATTCTTTGGAGTCACTGGGGCTGTTGCAGGTGAAACCACAGGCACACGCATTGGCAAAATCTTAGACACTATTGGTTGGCCTACTAGCCTGCGAGATGTTGATACAGGACTCACAACCTGCCAAGCAGATCCAGCGACTCAGCGCACAGCCCTAGCAGCCTTACAGACTGTGGCTACTACTGAGTATGGCGCAATCTATATGGACACAACAGGCCGCTTAACCTTCCAAGACAGAAACCTTACAGTCTCATCTATTGGCGGCACTCCTACCGTCTTTAAGGATGATGGCACAGCCATTGGCTACTTTGATGTCAAGTGGGTCTTTGATGACACTCAGGTCTATAACCTTGCAACTATTACTCGCACTGGTGGCTCAGTGCAAACAACCTCAGATGCTGCCTCTATCGCTAAGTTCTTTACTCACAGCTATAACCAGTCTGGCTTGCTCATGCAGACAGATGCAGAAGCCCTTGATTACGGCAACGCTTTTATTGCTTCTCGTAAGGATACAAGTGTCCGAGTGGATGAACTCACTCTGGATCTACAGCAGGACAATTACACAGCAGGAACTATTGCTGGTCTAACTCTGGACTTCTTTAGCCCAATCAGCGTGACCACGACTCAACCAAACAGTACGACTCTATCTAAGACTGTGCAGGTATTCAACGTATCTCACTCAATCACACCAAACTCATGGAAGATTAGGCTAGGCACGGCTGAGCCAATCATCGATGGATTCATCTTAGATTCGGCATTATACGGTATTCTAGACACTAGCGTTTTAAGTTACTAAGGAGAAAAAATGGCAGCAGGACTAGGCTTTAAGACATTTGCCACAGGCGATGTTCTAAGCGCAGGAGATGTAAATGGCTACCTCATGCAAGGAGTGCTGGTCTTTGCTTCAGCAGCAGCTCGTGATGCAGCCATCACTTCTCCACAGGAAGGTCAATTTGCTTACTTAAAGGACACTAATGTAACTACTTATTACACAGGGTCGGCATGGACTAATTTAGATACAACTGGCATGGTCAATCCCATGACTACTACGGGTGACACAATTTACTCATCAAGTGGATCAACGCCAGCGCGATTAGGAATTGGAACTACTGGACAGGTTCTCACTGTCGCTGGTGGAGTGCCATCATGGGCAACAGCTTCTAGTGGCAGCATGACTCAACTAGCAACAGGTTCCTTAACTGCTGGATCGGTGACAATTAGTTCAATAGATCAAACTTACAGAAGTTTGCGTTTGGTTCTTGTAGGTGCAAGCACGAGCAGCACAGGTGGCGTTGCTGTAAGAATTAATGGCATAACTACCAATAGCTATTACAACGGGTCAATGAATGGAAGTTCTGGTACTGCTTATCCAGTCAGTTATTTTTTGGTAAGCGATACTAATTTATCATCTTTACTTTTTGGTTCTGTAATTGATTTTCCAGAGTATGCAAGAGTCATGGGTCGATCTGGAACTTACACTTTTGGTTCTACAGCTGCTTATGGCGGTGGTTTGTGGACTTTCAACCAAACTACTGCCATTTCTAGTCTTACTATTTTTGATACTGTTGGATCATTAGATGCAGGAACCTACTTTCTATACGGAGTTAAATAAATGGATCACATTGAACACAACGCGACAACTGGTGAAATTACAGTACGTCCTATGACTGATGCAGAATTGGCACAGAAAGAGAAGGATGCTCAACAGTGGCAAGCGATTCAGGCTAAAAAAACGCAAGAGCAAGAAGCTAAAACCGCTTTGTTAGAAAAATTAGGCATCACTGCAGATGAAGCAGCTCTACTACTTGGATGAAGCCTAAACTTTCCAAGGCTTTAGTTCAATTAAGAACTCAAGTAGATGATTGCTTCTCAGATCGTGATAGGCGTAGCGATGGAACGACCGGTGATCCAAGACATGCTTTACGTAAGTCGGATCATAATCCAGATGCACAGGGCTGGGTACGGGCTTGGGACTGCGATCGTGATTTACACAAAAGCGGAAAGCCAGACCTCATGCCCGATCTTGTTGATCAGATTCGACTTTTATGCAAGTCTGGCGTTGAGAAGCGCATTTCCTACATTATTTTCGATGGAAAGATCTACTCCAGCATCCTTAACTGGAAGCCAAGAAAATACACAGGGGCGAACAAACACAACTGCCACGCTCATTTCTCGTTTAAGAAAACGGCTGATAATGACGGGGCTTTTTTTCAAGTACCTATGTTAGGAGCAAGTAATGAATGAACTAAAGACCGCAGCAGGATCATGGGCTAGAGCCTTCCTAGTAGCAGTTATCTCAATGGCAGCAGCAGGGGTTACAGATCCTAAAGCACTTATCGCAGCTGGCATTGCATCTATTTTGCCTCCAGTATTGAGATACCTTAATGCTAACGATCCAGCCATGGGTATTAAAAAGTGACACAATCCGACTTCTTCACTTTGTACCTAGGCACTCTAGCCACTCTCGGTGGCTTGTCCGGCTTTGTCATTACACACCTTATGTCTGAAATTAAAAGACTTAACGGGCGTGTTGATGAGATTTATAACTTGCTTCTAGAGCGATAATTCTGCTATGGCAAGGAAAGCGACTAAGGCACTAGAGGAGCAGGGTTACTCTAAGTTAGATGCTTATTGCATCGGACTCTATGAATACTTTTGTAGCCTCAAAAGAGCAGGCTTCAAGGAAGATATAGCCATGTTCATGATTACTGAGCCTCAAGCCTATCCACACTGGATCTTGCCAGACCCAATCGATCCAGAGAAGTTTGGCGATTACGAAGATGAGGACGATGATTAAGAAACGCTATCTGGTCATATCGGATCTACAGATTCCCTATCACCACGAGCAAGCCGTTAAGAATCTTATCAAGCTAGTAAAGCGAGAGAAGTTTGACCTCGTATTAAACACAGGTGACGAGCTAGACATGCAGTCACAAAGCAAGTGGGCACAGGGCACCAAGTTAGAGTGGGAGGGAACATTAGATGCTGACAGAAGCCTTGCTCAGGATATTCTCTATGACCTCGGCACAACAGATGTCACTCGCAGCAATCACACAGACAGGCTCTACCATACGTTACTACGAGCACCTAGCCTCATTGGGTTGCCAGAGCTTGAGTACGCCAAGTTTATGGACTTTGCAGGACTCGGCATCCGATTCCACAAAAAGCCCTTTGAGTTCCACAAAGGCTGGGTGCTAGTCCATGGTGATGAAGGATCGATGAACTCCAATGCTGGGCTTACTGCCCTTGGCTTGGCTAAGAAGTTTGGTAAGTCTGTAGTCTGTGGACACACTCACAGAGCAGGCATCAGTGCCTTCACAGAGGGCATAGGAGCCTCATACAGGACTTTATGGGGCTTAGAGGCAGGAAATGTTATGGACAAGAAGAAAGCCTCTTATCTCAAGGCTGGCAGTGCTAACTGGCAAATGAGTGTGGCAGTCATAGAGACTCATGGTAATCATGTTAGCCCTATGCTCGTGCCTATAAACAAAGACGGATCCTTTACCCTTTACGGGAAGTTATACGCCTAAAGCGTTATCGAATCGTTACACAAATTAACCCGATTATTGCGTGTCGGTGTGCCACACTATTATCGTACTCAGTCAAGGGCACTGGGGCAGATAGGTAAATAGTGATTACAAATGTAGAAAAAGAGCTGTTATTAAAGCTCTTAATGGAAAAGGCAACAAAAGTAGACAGTGTTAATTTATCACTGGTTCAGACTGCTACACCAAGGAAGCGCGGATCTGGTACAGGGCGCAGACCAAAAGGAGTTCGAGTATGGACTCAAGAGGAGATGAATTATCTCAAAGCGGCTCTTGCAGCAGGTAAGAGCGAAAGAGAAATAGCCAAGGTTTTAGACCGCACCTATAAATCTGTTAATTCTAGACTGTATCTGTTGCGAAAGGGGCGTATCGCATAATGCAACTTCCAATCATCCTACTTTTATTAGCAGCCAATGTGCTTTGGTACATAGTCGGCTGGTCACAAGGCTTCAATGAAGGCAAGCGCGAAGGTCTAGCGGTTGCTAAGAAATATCAGCGAGTAGCAGCCGATGCTCGCTAATGAAATCCTACTCACAGCTACAGACACGATCCGTGACCGTGGGCTTTCATACGGTCACCCTGCGGAT